TGTCGACACAGTTAGCAGTTCCGGCGCAACGGCCAGCAGACGCTGGAATACAGGCTTGCCAGCGGTTGCCCGCTTGATGCGTTCTACGCGCCCACCGGCACGCAGAGCCCGCGCTAGGGCTGCCTCACCCTCTGGGGTGATGAGCCCTTCCTTTAGCATGGCCTGTCGGATGGCTTTGTTGATCATCAACTCCGGCAATGCGAGGAAGAGATGATTGAAAAGCGGATCTCCGTCAGCCATTACTCAGTCTCGAACTCTTCGGTTCCCTCTTCGCCTTCGGCGGCAAGGCGAGCACCGTCCGGGTCGACAGCCTCCGCGAACTCGGCCATCTCCGCAGCGATAGCGGCACCGTCGACATCAGGCGGAATGTCGTAACCAAGTTCCCGAACAGCGTCTCGGAAGTAGGCCATCGTGATGAGGGGCGGGTCGTGCGACACCATCTTGTAGAGAGCGTCGAACTGCTTCGCAGCATTCTCCGGAATCTTGCTTCCGGTCTTCGAAACGGCACGGGCCTCACCAACGTTGACGCCCTCGTACTCCGCCATCCAGAAGCGAAGGTCGAAGAGCATGTTGTCCATGACAGACATGATCTCCTCGTCCCGATTGTTGCTCTCCTCGATGATAGGTCCGAGACGAATGGCGAGTGCGATGCCCGACTCCGCAGTGGTGACGTCGACATCGCCCTGGGCCACGTCGCTTACGCCATTGATCTTTGACATCCGGTCCTCGAGGTACTTGTTGTGCTCGAGGAAGGGACCGATCGTCGTAACGCCGGTGACGCGATCGAAGGTCTCGTCGTGGACCACCTTGCCGGGTCCGAGGTCCCAGGGCACCGGCACGCCGTTGCGCTGAGGCTGGCCCTTGCTTGACTTGTACATTCCGAGGCCGTGCAGAGCCAGCGTCAGTTCCTCATCCGTGATGGTCTGGTTGATGCCACCCATCAGACGTTCGATACCCCGCATCTCGCTCAGGCCGTAGGGGTTCTGCGGCTCGGCGTTGTTCTTGATGTGATACACCGGAATAGAAGTGATCGTGGGCGGCAGCAGCGTCGGCGGTGTCAAGGTCTGCACGATCTTCGGAGGCTCCTCCGGGTCTGTGCTGTCCCAATTCTCCACCTCCAGGTGATCCACCTGGAACGAGACCGGGGCGAGCAGATTGCCCGTGCTGGGGTGCTCCGGGTGCTCCGGCTTCAGGTATCGCGTACGACGCACGAACGTCTCGTCTCCGACAGCCTCTTGCTCCGCAAGGTCAACCCCGATAACGCGGTCGACGTCGTTGGGAGCAGTGATGAGGAACACCAATCGAGGGTCGATCGGCTTGACGCTGATCCGACTGCCCTCCGGGCGGTTCGGGTTCGCGGTGATGTGCCAGCACCAGTCGCCTCGCATCGTGCCCCACAACTTGTTCTGTCGGAACTTCGCCTGGAGCCTTTCTCGCTTGGAGAGGTTCGTCAGCGCCAGCGTCAGCAGGGCCTTCTCGCTGTCCGTGCCGAAGTCCGGGTCGACCACCGGACGCCAGTTGCGAGCGAGGTAGCGGTTCATCGTGTTGGTGATGATCCGACCACTCGGGACGTAGAGCGGGTTGTCGTTGGTGCCGCGCTGCTGGAGTTTGAATGTCCCAGGCTCGGACCAGTAGATGTCCTCGTACAGACTGTACGCCGCGTGGCGGGCTGCGTCGTCCTCATTCATCCAGGAAGGGACGTCCGAAGGGGAGACGAGTTTCAACGCCGCGGAGTAGGGGTTTCTCTTTGCCACTGTGCTCTCCTAGAGCCTCGATGGTTGCCTCAGGCGGAATCGTCCCTCAGGGACATTGATTCGCTGACTAGGCTGGACTGGAGGGGTCTCCTCTGTCTCCAACCTAGCCAGCGATGTGGACCATTATCCCATATTGGAGGATGCGACGACGGTCTCATTACTTGTCTCCGGAGTCTCGCCGTAAAGCGCACTCATGAGCCGCCCCAATGCCTCCGGAGTGTGGTCATCTTTCTTCTTCGGAAGTTCAGCATCGTTCTTATCCGCGTCGCCCTTGTTCTCGGGGTAGCGGTAATCGTTGAACTCGCGAACGAAGTTCGGGCACTTCTTCGGATCGACGAACAACTTCGGCTTCTTGTCAGGATGACCGTCTGCGAGGTGGAGGAGATGGGGAGGAATGTCCAGCCACTTTCGGATCAGACGCAGTCTTGCTTTGATCTCCCCACCCGTGTTCCCCATCGCAGAGATGTTGAGGCGATCCTCCAGGATGCGGGTGTCACCTGGGCTGGCCGGGTCCGGTGCGAAGTACGAAAGGTTCGCAGGGACGAGGTTTCTGGACAGCAGTTCAGCCGGAACCTCATCGATCCGAATGTGGGACTTGTAGTACTCCCCGATGACGTAGAGATTGTCCCAATGGTCGCGCTGCACCAGCAGCCAAACGAAGGGGTTCGTCCATCCGTAGTCGACTGCCGCGAAGGTTTCGTACTCAGGATTGAACTCGAGCCGCTTTGTGTGTATCTCTTCGTCGAATTCCTTGAAGACGCGGCCGACAAACTCCGTGAACTCGGCACCGATCTCCTGTTTGAACGCTTCCTCGGTGACACCAGCGGCCATCGACAAGATCTCAGGGTCGAATCGGCCCTCTGGAAAGAGGATGTTGTTGTCCCAAGAGGGCACTCGAAGCCCGAAGTACTCCTTGAACATGGGATCATCACTGATCCCCTTCATGAACTCCTCGTAGAACCAGTTCTTACCCTCTGGAGTAGAGGTCATGCTGGCCCATCCGCGCTTGTCCGCGAGCATTGGGCGTAGGTACTTCGTCCAGATCGACCGCTTCAACTTGGCAGCCTCAGCCAGGATGATGCCGTCGAGCCCCTCACCGACGAGGTTCTGGGGGTACTTAGCAGACTTGACGTGAACCTGGAACTTTCCACCCCACAGAGAGAGGTGCATGTTCCCGCTGTTGACGTCGTTGTAAGACCCAGGCTTATCCAGCGGCATCTGGAGGTCCTTGATGTCCTTCCAGAGGACACGGAACTCCTTCTCGCCGTCCGAATACTCAGGTCCGACGATCCAGTACTCCATCCGCTTGCCATGCGGGTCGAGTTGGTCACGCTTGAAGTACGCCTCGTAGGCGTAGGGGACGAGTTCGTGCCCGCCTGCTGTTGACTTGCCAGTTCGACGGCCAGCGCACATCACTCGGAAGCGGTGTCGGGCTAGAGCCCGGTGGAACTTCTGCTGTGCAGCGTGAGGTTCGTAACCGACTCGGTTGAAGACCTCAGCCTGCGAGATGCGCTTTGCCATCCTGTGTGGTCCTGCGCTCTCTCAGATGCTGACGACGCCGTTGGCGTCGACAGTTGCGCCCAGCGGCACACCAGTCGGAGCGGGGTCCGTGGTGCTGACCGTGGAGGACCCGTGGTCGTCGACCTCGTAGTCCGCCGTCTGCGGGTGCTTCGTGTCGATGATCGGGTCGCGCTGACCAGTGAAGTCCTCGTCCCCGTCTGCATCGATCTGGCGGTTGTCTTCGAAGAACCAGTTGCGGTTCGTCTCAGCCATTGTCATTCCTTCCTGTTGGTACTACCGGAAACTCCTGATCTTGTACGAGCCGCTCCTACGACCCATCCTCGCGATGTTCAGCGAAGAAGAGACGCTCTCCGTTGCTCGTGCTGCTCGAGCCCGCCGATTACGCTCCGCCTTGATGCTGACCTGCTGGGCAGCGACAGAGCCGAGAAGGCGAGCGGAGGAGTAAGCCTGATAAGACAGGACTCCTCCGTAGACGACAGCCTGAGGGTTCTTCTTGACGAAAGTGGCGACGCTGTTGACCTTCTTCGAGACGGCCTTTCGCCCTCTTGTCACTCTTGCCCTAGCGCCTGCTGCCTTGCCGAGACTCTTGTTGGGGCTTGCCTTCTGGCCGACGGGGTTCGTGGGTCGTGTGGCCGACCGGGTGGCCGCCACTCGGGCACGGAAACCGGCGTTGGCGAAGCCGCCAGCCTTGCCGTAGGTGACGAAGGTGCCGCCACCGCCTCCACTTGACCCGGCGAAGCGACCTCGCTTGTCTCGCTTGTATGCTCGCGAAGCCATGACACTCCTTTCTCATGAATTGGAAAGGACCCAGGATGATCCGTCCCACACCTTGATGGGTGCCTCAACCCACGCACTACCATCCCACACCTTCACAGGTCGGGAAACCCAGGAAGTTCCATCCCAGACCTTCGCTCCACCGCCAGTCGGGACTACGATCTCTTCGGACTTGATCGAAATAGATGCGGAACACGTTTCCTCCCCGAAGGAAGGCGTCGCGGTCTTCGTTCCAGAAGGGTTCGAAGGGCTATCCAGGCTGGCCGCGTGCAGGCTGACGTAGTTGCCACCAGTCAGATCGACGTGCTCTGTCATCCCGGTGGGTGGCGTCCACGTCATCGTGTTCGAACCGCCTGTGCGGCTCGCGTGGAACGTCATCATGAGGTCGTCCGTGCCGTTCGGCACGATCGAAGGTGCAGCGAGACCAGCCACGCCAGCAGCCTGAGCGAAGACAGCGGCCGGATCATGCCCGCTCAGTCTGAAGATCGCTCCAGCGTTGGCCGATCCATCCCCGGAACCGAACGTGTACGAAGCCGGTTCGCTTGCAGCAATGCGATATCCGATGGAGATGTGCATCCCATTGGCACCACCGTCGAACTCGGACGTAGTCAGCCTCGTAAAGCCAGCCGGAACCGCGTTGTTCGCAATGGTGTTCCACTCAGAGACGTTGACCGCAACGAGAAGATCTCCGTCAACCGTGCCAGCCGGAACGTTGACCGGGTAATCAACTCCCCAGTTCGTTCCCGGAGTGGTTCCTGTGGCGAGACTCTCGATGATAGCCATCAGGAGATGTCAATCCAGACTTGTCCGACTGCGGGAGAGGCGGGAGCGACGGCGTTGACGTAGGGATCAACCGACTTCCAACCCTGATTGGTGAAGTCCTCCGTCTTGTACCACTCCTCGATGCCGTTCGTGGCAGCGGTGTCGATGTATCGAGCCCCGGTGTCAGCAGACACCACCCCGTTCGGGTTGCCACTTCCGAGGAATCGCCCGTCAGAGTCCGTCCACTGCTCGAAGGCGAGGCTGTAGTACACCGGCCGATCGATAGTCGAGTCGTAGAAGGGCCTGCCAGCAGGGTGAAGTCCTCCAGGTCGCTCCCCACTACCACCAGTCGGCAGCCAGTCCAGCAGTCTCTTCGGGTCAACGAGGCGCAACTTCCAGTTGGAGTAGACATCTCCCGCTCCGAAGTAGTAGGGCACGTCGTGACCGCCAGCCACACCGTCCCACGAGACGTATTGAGTGTCCTCGATCCAGACACCGTAGTGAGGGTGCTCGTAGGTCGTGGTGCCAGCGTCGTCAGCCTTGCCGGGGATGGTCCGGCAGTTGGAGAACTGGATGTTCTGGAGAGCGTCCGGGCCAGAGGGGCCGAAGCCCTTCATCTTGATCGCAGCCAGAAGAGGGTCGGTCGTGTGATCGCCGTAGCCATCTCGCTTGAAGATGCACGAGGTGAAGTTGACATCGACGATGCTGCCGCCCTTACCAGCGATGGTGTACTCCATCACGAGACCGAAGCCGGTGTTGGCGTCCGTGGTGACGTTGGTGAAGGACGAGT